CACTTCTATATTAAAAATAGCTGTACTCATTTGCGTTCCATTGTTGTCGGTTGAAAACAATGAATCTATACTAACATTAACAACTATTATATTAGCGTATTTATTTTGAACGACATGAGTTACTGGATATAAATTAAATAAATTAGGATTAGCTCGGCTGCGAAACGTAGCCATCTGGTCCATCGCGTTACCTTTAAAAAGGTCAGAGACCTGTTGCGTAAGATGACTTTTGTTTCCTATATTGATCCAAGAAGGGTCAATAGCACCGTTATTATCACCTTTTCCAGTATAATCAAAAAGCTTGGTTTTATATGTGTATACTGCCGAAACAGAGTCTGAAGAATTTTTAATTTGATTTCCAAAAGAAACTTTAAATTCAGCCCTTGAAAAATTATAAAGTTTACTTTTTGAATCTCTTATCTGAGCGTCATTATAATACACCCCTTCGGCAAGACAATCAATTGACGATGCATCTGAACCGTTTAATCCAATATAATTTACAGTATTGCCATTTGAATCAACAAATCCTTCAATAGGCCCTTCACATAAAAGATCAATACTTTTATATGAAGAATCACAATTTATCGCCCCTTTTGAACCTTGAACCACCTTCTCTTCAAAAAAATATAACATCGCCCCTTTAGATACGTACAAAATAATCATATCCATCCTTTTGTCTTTTGGATGATTTCATAAAAACCCAATTCTGATAATTTTGATACACCCTTTCGATTTTGTCGGCCAATACTACCAAAACCATCAAAACCGGAATAAAAAAACGAAACGTCATTACTTATAATAATAGAACTTATTTTCACTCTTCCATATCCTATTGGAATAACTACATTTCTCATAGATACGTTTTCATAACCAGAAAACAACCTAGAAACAGTTTTAATATCAGTAGGTGATTTTGGAGTTAACATTTTTGTTATTAACATTTGAATACCCATAGAAACAACCATTAAAATAATACCCATAATTAAAGTACCTGAACCAAAAATCAAAGGTACAACTTCTATTTTAGAATCTTTTTTTAATATAGGCGAATTTATATATTCTGGCGGCACAATTTCACCATCAAGATAAACTACAAAATGAGTTATATATTCACCCAACACTCCTAAAGTGGATATCAATTTGTTAGAATTAGCCTCTATCGCTTCAAACATTTCTAAAATCGATAAAACATTCAAATCCCATTCTGTTTCTATAAAATTTTCAAAAACTCCGTTTAACTTAATGGTCGCCATATTATTATTTACACTTTAATTCTTTAAATTGATCTGTTTCTATATTGTATAACAACATATTCATATTATGATATCTCTGATGGAAAATGTCTAATTCTGAAAAAAAAGCATTATCAACATGACTATGAAAAAAATAAAGAATTTTAAAATTATTTTTTATATTCAAATAATCTTTAGGAGATACTAAAAAAAAACTCCTTGCATCTGGGTGTTTATTTTCTACTTGTATAAATAAAATATCATTTTCTTTTTCCACTACAAAACCGCAGGTTTCTTTATCAAGGTTGTTTTTGCTACAAAACTTTATTTCATTCATTATTTTACTGCTTATTTTCATGCGAAAAAGTAGCTGGAAAACCACCAAACGGAAGACCATTCCTATTTTTTGATTCTTCTGAATAAATCCCAACATAATCCTTAAATCGCAATCTACATCCTGAAAGTGTTTTTGAACACTGATCTTGTTTCCAAACATCAAGATTTAAATCTGGTCGTTTATCAAGTATGCCATCTTGAATACAAACAAAAACTAATTTTGGACTATTAGAAAAAGACGAAAAAGAATCTTCTCTTAAATTTATTGGAACGGTTGGTATAAATTCTAAAAAAACAAAATCTCCTTTATTATAAGTTGAAGTTTCGGTCCACCTTGCACGATAGTTTAGTTTGTTTAAACCATAACTTTGACTTGTTGAACTGCTTGTTGAAGTATAATTTGTTAAAAATACTTTATTGTTTTCATCAGCAATCGGCACACCTATGTCTACCGAACCAACTGAATTCCAAACGTTTTGGAACCACCATTGGCTATGTAATTTATTATTATTGGCGTTTTTGTAGTTTCTAGCGGAGGTTTTTTGATCATTAGTTAAATAAGATAAACCATCTTCAAAAGACGGCCCTTTGTAATCCGCCGTATTTCCATAGTTACATCCATAACATTTATAACTCCAAGAACAAGTATCATTTGTGACTTTCCTTGCTGGAACACTAATATTTTGCACATCTATTTTTGTTGCCAACTCCAATTCAATAAGCTCTTTGTTTTCTGATTTTTTTAAATTAATGACAAAAATATCATACGTTATGAATGTTTTAAAGTTAGAAAATCCAAAAGGATTTTTTCCGTCTGTAAAATTAGACGCGTCTAAATCTTTAGCCAAAACTTTTTTTCTAATAAAATTTTTACCAATCAAATTGTTTCTGTCTTTTAAGACGTAAGACATGTAATTATTAATATTAGAGATTTTTAAAGTCGGTTTTGATTGCCTCCCATCCGAAGAAGATTCTAAATTGGACAATTCGCACGGAATAAATGTAAATTTATGGTTTTGAAATATCAAATCTTGAGAGAAATTTTTAGATCCATGAAATCTTAAATAACCTTCGGATGCGTCTAATTCTAGCTCAAATAAATCTAAAATTACGTAATTTTCTAATTTAAAAAGGGTGTTCATATTAAGTTCTTCCTGCTATACAAAAAATATTTGGCAATCTAAAGTCATAAAGATCATCTTGTAAATCTATATTGGTTGATTGAGGTTTGCCAGTAAACAAACTTAAATAAGTTTTTGCAAAAAAAGAATAAATTTGACTTGATTCTGAATCATCCAATAACCTATTATAAAAAGTGCAATCAAAATAATTAATACCTATTTTTCCTGTATTTATTAAACTTAATTTTGTGTTTTTTAATTCTGTAATAAATGTTCCCTTCAAATTATCCGTTGTGTTCACGGGTTGACGATAAACTTCAATTCGATTTATATAAAAAACATCTTGTGCCGCATCTCTTTTTATTTCTAAAATAAATGGCCGATATAAACTTGCAGATGAAACTTTGTGAATAATTGTGTCTAAACTTAGATTTGTTAAAGTTATAGCTGCGCCTCCAATAGAACTGGAAATTGTTAAAGTATTTGCGGCTGGTACAGTTTTTACATAATAAATTCGTTTTGTATATGGAGTGGATATATCATAAAGACTTATTTGTGAAGGCAAACTGTCTCCAACAAATCCAATTGTATCGTTAACTGATAAATTATGATTAGTAGTTGTAGTTATCACATATGTAGTCGTATTCACGCTACTTATTGATAATAATGAATACAACTGTTTAGACACTTTAACATTATTTTTTGTTGGTAACGATAGTGGAGGAAAATCCTTATTCCAAGGAAGAGCTGTTTTTAAAAAATTATTAAAAAACACAAAATTTAATTTTTCTTTAGTATATTGACGAAAAGGAATTCTAGTTGTATTTGTTGAATCTTCGTCTTTTATGAAAAATTGCCTTGGTGCTTTAGCTTGTTCTGCGTCTGCGGGTTTGACCCAATTAAATAAAGACATTAAATTAGCAGCATTAAAAGTTCCATTAACAGTCGCAGAAACGGCTGAAGTTACAGTAAACTTAGTAGTGCTTATCACAGTAACTACTGTATAAACATTATTTACAGGAACGGCCCCCGCTCCCGTCGTCTTAGTAAAAGATATATTAACAACATTGCCTACCACCAAACCATGATCTGATGCTGCTGTCAATGTGATAGTAGAAAGCGTTTGAACAAAAGTTCCACTTATCATAACAGTTGAATCATAAACGTCATCAATATTATCAAAACTACAAACAAAAAATAAATTCAAAGAATTATAAGTAACAGCATTATCATTAGCAAAATTTAAATCTAAAAATTGATTGTTTTTTAAATTAATAGCTTTATATTCTAAAGAACCTAAGTTTTGATAATTAGCAATATAAGTTCCACCTGATGCACTACCATTACTCAAAGTGTAATTAGAAATAGTAGCATCACTAGTCCATGAAGTACCACTAGCTATACCGCTATTTTTAAATCTAAATATAGGAGTAGGTGGCAATACATCACTATTATATAAATCAAATTTTAAATGAATATTTTTATTGAACGAATCTATTATTTTTCCAGGCAACCTGTTATTTCGCACAGTATTGAAAGGATAAAAAAACAAACTAGTGTCTATTTTTTGGACATCGCCTACGCCTAAATCTGCTTGTAAAGTAACGGGGGTTTTATCTTCTTTGTATTGGTTTTTTTGTAAATAGAATTGATTTACATCGGTTTTTACAGTAAAATTTGCAGAACCCATTTCTCCAAACCCCATAGTTGGAGAGAAGACAGTATTATTAGTACCTGAATTCGTTATCGGATAAGTTTTAACTGGAGCAGTATCTAAAGCCCAATGATAAAATAGACCAACAACAAACCTCGCAACATAGTAGTCATCAAATGAAAATCGACTAGTAAAAAAATTTAAAGGAAGCGATCCTCTTAACGCTGCCATAATAAACATATTATACGGTCTTGATGTTTTTGAGGAAGAAAATAAATAGGCTTCACTTGAATTATTAACATTCGTATTTTTAGAATAAACAAGACCTCCTTTACTTCCACCTGACCCAGATACTATATGCTCTAAAAAATTTATTGAGTTAGCACTTGATTGAGGTTGACTAAAAAAATTATATTTTATGTCAAGCGATTCATCCGGCACAAGAGTTTTTAATTTTAATTTAAAAGCAGGGCCACCATTTGTAGAATCTGTTACGGGCGATAGAATATTGTTAACATCTTCGTCAAAACTACTTGTTTTTTTCGGTGTTCCAATTGGATAAACTTTTTTGTTATTATTTTCATTTATTGTAAAATCCGACCCAAAACCTCTTGCTCCATTAATTTTAACCGTACTTGGTATATAAAAATTAATATACGTATCCGAACCAGCAACTCCAGTAAAATTTTGAAAAACTCCACTTAATTCTATTGCTGCTTTTGTTATATCTTTTGAATTAAAAATTCCATTTTCTGGAAAATATACATTAATTCCGCTAAACGAAGAAAAATTTTCGCTTTTATTATTTGCGGATTTTAACTTATCAAATAAATTATAACTATCGTCTGATTTTTCAGTATCTATTGTGAAATCGAAAGCTTTTTTAATTATTTTAATATTTATTGGAGTTCCAGAATATCCACTAAAGACTTCTTCTGAAACCGAATTAGCCGCAGACAATACACCACTTGCAAAAATTGAAACTCCAGAATTATTATTAAAATAAGTATGAATTCTTGCGTAATAATCAGTATCTGGTTGTAAATTAGTAAATTGTTCGGTTGTTACTTTATGATTAATATCTTCATCTCCAGGTCCATAATACTTAGAAAACTTAGGGTTTTGATTTGTGTTTTCTGATATGCCAATTTGTGTACTGTACGCTACGGGTGATGAAAAAGAAGAATCCTCAGATATTTGTAAAGTATATCCAGTAATAAAATAATTATGCAAATTATCTCCTGTTATACCTGTTGGAGGCTTCCAATAAAAATCATAACTTAAAGGCTGAAAATTAGAAACCACCCTGAAAGATCTTGGATTGCCTCCAGTAATGTTTAAAATTCTTTTACCTGTTATGTTTAAAGTTATAATTCCACTAGGATCTAAGCTTCCATCTTCAATCGATATAGAGCTAATCGTCAAATCTGTAATTTCATCTCCCACAGAACTAGTTATAGTCGGTCTGTAAAAAATATCAAAAATATCAAATGAGTTTTGATTTACGACAAAAGAATTTTTAGAAACATTAAAATTTGTATCGTTTGAGCTTTCAATTGCATACGAAACAGGCTCATTTCCACCATTGAAGACTTTTACTGGAAAATGAATGCCGAATCCCGTTAAGCACGATCCAATATTTTTTCCTGTTGTTTTTACATAACTCATAATGTTAAAATTGTGTTAAAATAAATATCCGATACCACTGCCCCTTTAAATTCTAAAAATTTTACATTAACATCATGGTTATCTTTAAATTTATACGTATGACTCCATTCCGGACAATAAAAACGCAACTGTTTATTATAAGGAGGCGGCAATGTAAATTCAAATAATTTAAAACCACATCTATCATCTAAAAACTTTAAAATAGCTAAAGTTTCTTTATCAGATCTATTTGTAAAAGACAACGATAAATCTAACACGTTTTTATTAATACCGTCTTGTTCATAAACAGTGGAAGTCATTTCATACTCATTTTTTAAAAATCTAGGATTCAATTGAATATCAAAATCTAAATCCGGTTTAAAATAAAACTTTTTACTAAATAAACTATTTATACCACCTGGGCCTTCCGACAAACTCAAAACTTTTGAGTTATCACCAGTATACCAATAGTAACCACCAGCAACATCAAAATTATCATTATATACAATATCGTGTTTACTGTATTGTTTAGTGGCGGAAACAAAAGGTCGCAATAATGAGCTATCGTTTATTAAATAACCTTTATAATCTAAACTTGAATCGTTTATTGTTTGGCTTTTAATAATTATATTATTAATGTTAGAATCTATAGATTTGAAATCTAAGTTTTCAAAATAAATTTTAGCATTATCTTTATATGGATAAAAAAGCCGCATTGAAACGTTTTCATAAGAATCTGTGATAGACAAAGACTCTTTTTCAAAAGAGTTTTCAAAATAACCCACCAATGAATTAGCTTGCTTATCAGTTAAACCCTCATAATTAAAGGAAAAACTTGTTATTAGATTGTTAACGTTAGGTATAACATTTAAAAAATAACCATCACCATACTCAGCTCTTATGGCTTTTGTTGAAAAATTCGCAGAACATCCATATGTTTTATTAAAAAGATTATCAATATTTTTAGTTAAAAATAAAGATCCAGTTAAGTTTATTGGAGCATAAGCGTAACTATTAGAAGTGAAATTGTTACTTGCAACATATAAGTTATCATCATTTTTAAAATATTTTTTAAATAAATATTTTTCTAACTTTAAGATCTCTTCATCAGTGGGCATTTTTGAATAACCAATTATTTCATAATAAGATATATTGCTAGCGTCATAATTATAATTAATACCAAAATTGGTCACAACGTCGTCCACGCTAATTATCTTGCTATTACTAGCACTTCCAATTCTCAAACTTGCGCACCCCGTAGCAAAAAAAACATCAGTATTTGTATTTAAAGTTTGAAACCCATTGTTTCTTACTCTTAAATTTGTCGTTGTGTTATTTTTTAAAATAGAAACTATATTTTTATTGAACAAATTAGCCGCTGAAAAATCAGTATTTATACTTGCTGCGGTAAGTTGAGCTGGATTAGAATTAATAACAAAACGCTGAGACCCAGCTTCCAAATTAAAATTTGTAATTTCTGAACCATTTATATTATTACCGTAAACTCCAAAAAAACCTGTAGATATCGTTGATGTGTTTGCATTGTCCGTGTTTATAATTGTTGAATAATTTGCAAAATATTTAATTGGAGTTGGAGTGGTCAGATTTCCTGCTCTTAAAGAATCAAATTCATAAACAACAAACCAACATCTATCTCCAGTTAAAAAACCACTAAAATTAGGAGAACTGTCTAAAGTATTCAACTTATTATATATACCATCGCTTACATTAGCAAAACATTGAACCGCATTCTTAGTATGATTATAAGTAGGTTTATCGTACCCATTATTATAAAGATTTTCAGTAGAATGCCCAGGAGCGGAATTATACCAAGTAGAAATTTTATCAAAAAAATCGTATTTAAAATTATTTAAATCATCACTTTTGAACCAAGCGAATAAGCCAGATACATCTGTCGGATATACGCTATTCCCAGTATAATATTGATAATCAACTAAATCATATTTTTCATAAGATTGATTATTAACATCAAAATCTTTTATGCCTGAAACTGAAAACTGTGTATTTATAAACTTACTCATAAGTTATTCCTTAGTAACGCCAAGCGCTGAGTTATAGACAAAGAGCTTTGCAATACTCCATCATTAGAAACATTTAAAGAACGCGATTCTATTTTTCCAGAAATGTTGAAAGTGTTTAATAAAGTATTATTGTAATTTTTAAGAAAAAGATCACAATAAACTGATTGCCCTTCTAATTGAGCAACATTTGTTTTTTTGAAATAATTTCCATCTACAGATATGGATTTAGTTTTATTTGTTTTCGCTACTCTGAATGGAGAAATTTCTCCGTTAGCTAAAAAAGGCAACAAATCAACTTTTTCTGAATAATCAAATGAAAAAATTTCATCAAATCCAAAAACCTTATCAACATCCATTAAAAAAGTATGATGAGAATGAGATATATTATTACATTGAGAATTTCTTTTCGTAGAAAAAGAATTTAAGCTTGTTGTGCTATTTGTAGAGTTTATTGTTCCGTACCAATCAAATTCAGCAGACAACAACACAGGTTCAAAATTAGCAACTTTAAAAGATAAAGATTTTAGATAACATTTTGCTATTTCAATTCCAGCGAAGTTGCAGTTTACCGAATCTTCATTAGTTGAAGTCGTATTTAAATAAGAAGGAAGCGAGCCTGTTAAATAAAATTCTGTACTCAAAGATCCTATCACAGTGTTATCTGGAGCGTATCTCAATAAACTTCCATCAGATAATAAAACTGGAGAAATGTTGGACTGCAAAGAAATAGAAACAGAATTAGAATAAAAAACATCATTGTTTATTCTAAAATCTAAATTTTCATATTTTATGAATTTACTCATTATACAATAATATATCTAAAAGAACTAGTCATTTGAACCACAGCGTTTAATGGGGTAGGGCCAGATGTGAACAATCTAAATTGAAGCAATTGACCAGCACTAAAACTATGAGATGTAGGAATATCTAAAGTTGTTGTACCTGCAATTAACGATGGAATTGTGGTTGTATATTTAACATTTGCCGTATCAGTAGTGTCGCCAATATTATTTGTTGTAGAACTTGCTGCTGCTGGAGTTATTGCATAAAATTGAAAAATTACATTACTTATTGCCGTAGTTACTGTAACAGAAAACCTAATTCTTTGTAGACTACCAGCATACATAGCGACTCCAAAAGGAGCATTACCAACAATGTTAGAATTATTAGATGCAGAAGAAGCGTTAGTACCGAAAGGATCTATATATATATGACTTGTTCCAGCCAAGCTGGCAGTATGAACTTGTATATATTGACCTTTACAATAACTACTAGCTGTAGTATAACTACCATCAATATCCAAACTTCCAGCTTTAGTTAATTTTGCAACAACATCTGGAGTCGCACCAAAATAACCGTCTTTTATAAATACAAAATCATCACTTGCACCAGATAAATCAGGATCAAAACCATTTCCTATTGACCACTTTGGAATATTAATTGCGCTATGAAAACGTGAAAAAGTTAATAAACTGTTTCTTTTTATTGTCGCTTCCGAAGCGGTATTTTTGTTTGCAGCAATAACAACCTGCGTTGTTCCTTGTATGTTTGTACTTTGAAATGATGCTATAGTATTGTCAGAAATCCCATCAGTAACAACATCTAATTGAAATTGAGGATCAGTAGTACCCAAACCAAAATTCCCTGCAACATCTACAATCGCATTTGAAGTTGATAAAGTAGCGCTTGTACCAATAAACATTTTATTTACAGAAAGACCAAGATGTCCTACGTTTGTAGAGTTTCTTAAACTTAAATTAGTAACTGTCTGATTTGTTTCAAATCTACTAACTTGAGCAACAGCACCGCTTACATGCATTGTATAAGCTGGAATTGCGTGACCAACACCTACTTTAGGAGCGCTTGAATCATTATCTATAAATATGCCATTTTTACCTAAATTAATATCGCCAAGATTATTATAATTTAATAATAAAGTTTCATCGCTTGCGCTTGTTTTTATCTCTCCAGTATATGGATCAAAAATTAAAGCATTCCCTGAATTCTGAAATTGAATAAAGTCACCACTAATTAAAAACTTGTCAGTTAAATCCCCAGTAGTCCCATGAATTGCAAAATTACCACTTTGATCGACTGCCATTAAATTAGTAAAACTAGAACCACCATTAACGGAGGATTCTAAATATAATTTTTTATCGTTTGGTTTTTTAGAGAATTGATAATAAACACTTGGATCTGTAATAGAAATTCCAACTTTTTTATCACTACCGCCACTGATTCTTATTTGACCTAAACCTGGAGTTGCACCTGGAACATCAACAACGTCTAATGATACGCCTGGAGTTCTATCATTTATACCAACAAAACCATAATCCCCACTTACCGATAATCCATAAAGACCATTGCCTTCAAAAATTGTAAAACCACTAAGGTTTTGAGCCGTAAAACTATTAAAAGATTGAGAAAACTCATCTCTAGTTATTTTATTATCTTGCGAGGAATCTGCATTTGATATTAAAAAAATGTCGTTGCTCAAAACATTTGCATTGAGTTTTTCCGATAAAGATGAAAGAGGAATAGACATATTAATTATTTAAATATCCTTTATAACTAAGATTTACACTCAAAATGTCGTCGGCAGTTGAATTAAATTCTTGAGATATTAGTTTAACATTATTAAATGATTGGTTAAAAATATTTATTCCTAAAGCTTTTTGATATAAAAGCAAATCATCGCCTCCATTAACTCTTAAATTTTGTTTGTTAGTTGATGTGCTGCCAATCTCTAACACTTGATCTTGAAAAATCGTTCCATTTATTGATATTGAAAAATTAGTATCCGCATCATTATTTAATATATCATATAATGATTTTGAACTATAATCGTCAACCTCTAAAGTAAAAGACGCTTCAATTTCAATAGGTAATTTTAACAAAACTTCAGAAGGTATATAGTTTAATATAGGCGGAATGCTCGATGATGGACCAGAACCGCTTTGATATAATGTATAAATAGGCTCTTTCGGACAGTTAACAGTGTAATCAAATTTTGTAATTCTATTTGTGCTAGATCCGCTACAGCTTAATACAATATCTTTTATTTGCGGAACCGATATATATGCAGGCTTTGAATTTCCTGATGCGCTATAATTTGGCCCCACATCTCCATAAACAACAATATCTGAAGTTGTTGTCGGCACTTCTCCTACGGAACAAGAAAGATTAAACGAATTTAAATAACCCGATAAAAAACCAAATTTTTTATTTGAATAATTTAAACTACCACGAAAAGATCTTGCTGTTCTATCTGGGTTTTCTCCAGTAAATCTTAAAAACGGATCATTATATAATAAATATTTACTTATAGAAAAATTTACAACAGGAACTTCCGCTATTACCTGTTTATTATATCCGACACCTATTGTTTTGATTGGAGCGTAATTAATATTATAACTTCCATTAACTGATGTTATACCAGATATAGCGGTGCTATTTAAGAAAAAATAATTTTCGTAATTCAGTGTTGCGCTTTTCATATTATGAATTTCTTATTCCAGCCAACGAGCCGCCAAATTGTTTTTCCCTACGAATAACTTCGCCAATAGCAGAATAAATCTTACCGTTCATATTCTTTGACAAATCTACGTCTTGCTGTTCATAGCTTGTTGTATTAGCACCCATTTTTAAAGATCCGTCTCTTTGAACAGTAGTATTAAAATTAAATGAATTATTTGCATTTGTATTATTATTGACTGTAGAACTGTTATTTCCAGCCGCCACACTGGATGAACCACCACTTTGCATGCCAACTCCATATCTTTTAACCATTGGCGAACTGTACAAACCTCCTTCCATATAACCAGGAATTGTATCTGATAATCTAGATCCAATTAAACCACCAGTTTGTTTACGTCCCGGTGTTCTATTTGTTGGATTCATCGGATTATAAGAACCTCTCTGATACCAAGGAGTTTGACCGTAACTTGTTGGACCAGTGAAAATCCCCTTGATTCCACCATAAGATTGTTTTGTAGCCATTCCAGCGCTATTTAAATAATTTTTACCCACCAAAGGATTTATTGTATTATATTGTTTTTGAGTAACAAATTGAGCCGCTTCAGAGCCAGCAAAAGTTTCTCCTTTTGGCACAGGCATTGACGCAACATCTTTTGCAGCCTGACTTCCGCTCAAACCTTCAGCTTTTTTGGCTTGCATATTGCTTCCTATATTTGACATACCCGCTCCAATTGCCATTGTTGCAACAGAAGCTACCAAACTACCAATCATTGCCGCTCGTTGTTTCTTTTTTTCAAAAGCTTTTTGTCTATCCTCTTCTTGTTTTCGCAGTGTCTCTTCTTTTATTTCGTTATATAATGGATCGTTTTCTAATCCGCTTTGAGTCATATTGCCTTCCATTGATTTAAGATCAGAAAAATCTTTTTCAAACGATCCACCACTTGCAAAACGAGGCGCATCAGAAAAATTAAGCTTATCAAGAGAAGCTGGTCCACCCATTGCCATTACCGCATTTCTATTCAATACATACTCACCATTCTCAAGCATTGCTGGATATTTATCGCCAGAACCAGTTCCAGAGACGTATGTACCAGATTGTGCGCGAATAAGACCTCCTTCTTGAAAGCCAAATCCTGATAACATTTTAGATACTCCAGTGGTCATTAATTGAGTGCTAATGGTATCTAAAAAATTAGAAGCAATCCCCATCAATGCGCTTTCAAGGTTGTCAGCCTCTCTTATTGTAGCCTTCATTGCGCTTACCATTCCATCTCTAAATAAAATAGGAGTATCTTTAGCTAATTTATTTAATCCAGTATCAGCGTCTTCTTGTATTTGATCAAAACCTTCTTTGAATCCCATTTTTATTGACTGTCTATCTTTAGCTTCTTGTCTGACTTTACCATTCAAAATGTCTTGAATTGAACGCATTTTATCTAATTCATCAACATTAGAATTTAATATGCTATTAATTTCTTTTTCGGTATCAGCTAATGTTTTGGCAGCTTCACCTTGCAAACCATTTTCAGTTCTTACTTTTGATAATTGCTCAACAAAAGCTTTAGCTTGATCAACATTAGTTACCTTGCTTGTATCAAGATTTGCTATAGCTGTTCTAGCTTTTTCCGCTCTACCTGTTTGTTCTTCATTTAAAGGTCCATAAGATCCTTCTTGAAGCAAAGGATTTATACTTTCTGCTTTTATTTTATTTCTATAGGTTTCAAATTGACTCAACTGTTGTTGAACATTTTGAGTTGCTTGTGCATTTTGACGGCGCTGTCTTAATGCTAAATTTTGTTCATCAAATCCTATTTGTTTTTCAGCTTTTCCCGTAACTCCTAATCCAAAGAAATTTGCTGGTCTAGATTTTGCAGCATCTAATCTTTGCTCTTCAATTTCAATTGTATTTAAAATTCCTCTTTGAGCTTTTTCAATTTGCAATAAAACATTAAGGCGATATATATATGCATTATTTATTCTATCATTAACATCTGCAACCTTGATATCTGCTTGAGCATTTGATTCAAATATAGAAGACTCTTCTCTTATTTTTGTTAATGTATCGGAAACTTTAATCAATTCTCTATTTAATGGTTCAAATAATTTTTCATTATCTAAAATAGTTTTATCAGATGTTATATCTTGTAAAATATTTTGCAATTGCTCTAATGATTGTATATTATTTAAATTTATATTAAAATCAAACATTTTAGACAATTTATCTTTTAAAGTATTTAAAGCAGTATCATAAGAAATAGTTTCATTTTGAGATCCTAAATTTAAATATGGTTCTGTATCTTTTTTTAATTGATCAACATTTAGGCTTTTATATAAATCAGGTTGGAGAGATATCGCAGTTGTATCTAATGTTTTGAAAGCATTCAATAAAGGATCTATAGATTTGAAAGCATTTTCAAAATTTGTCATAACAGGAGCAAGTAAAGTCTTGATAGATGATACAGTTCCACCTAATGTTTCATTTCTTGTTGAAGTTTGTCTTCCAATCATAAGATTACGATTTTGAATCGTATTTTGTCTTATTATTTGCCCTTCAGAAATTCCAAAATCAAATCCTGGTGTTTTGCGTGAATTTTGCAAACGATTTTCTTCTATATTTATGTTAGCCCTTTCATTAGCAATAGAAATTGTTCGTTTTGTATCGCTTTCAATTAATTGATTTTGTAATTGCAATAATCTTTGAGAGATTGCGGCTTTTCTTTTGGCAACATCGTTTTCAAGAGTGGTTAAAGAAATACTTTCTTTTTTAGCTTGTATTAACAATTTCAAAGAATCTCTTTCTTTTATCAATTCAGCGTTTAATGATTTCACCTCTTCTGGTTTAATATTTTCATATCCTGCGTTTCTTGTTGCTTCTAATGAGTCTGTATCGCCAATTAATTTATTTATTTGTTTTAATTGGTCTTCTTGAGACGAAGTTTTAAAATTTTCAACAAGTTTTCCAATTCTTTCGATAATCTCAACATTAGAGCCTCCTAATTGTGAAGGCAATTTTGAACCAATTTTTTCTTCAAAACCAGAAGTGAATCTCATTCTAGACTCTTCTGTTTTAGTTGCAGCTTCTCTCGTTTTAGAAACAGCTTCTCTTGAAGCTTTTTCTAATGGACTTGAAATAGAATCTAAATACTCATTAGCTGCATTTTCTAATACCTTGAGTCTATTAGAATCAAATTCCATATTTTGAAGTTGAGATGCAGTATTAAACACATAATTCTCTATAGAATCTTTTATTGTTTTTATGAGCGGCGCAACAAGAACTCCCTTAATTTCTGCTTTTTGAATATTAGTTTTAAAATCTACATTTGATTTGTTTATAAATTTTTTAGTAATTTCTGGTAAATTTTTTGAGAAAAATGTTCCTACAACGCCTGATTTACCTAAAACTTCTTCTCCGAATTTTCCTAATTCTTTAGCGGCTTCTTCACTTATGCCATATTTTTGAGCTATTTCTTTTATAGCATCTGGATTCACATTAAAAAAAGAATTAGTTTCTTTTGCAAACTCCTCAACAAAAGCTTGAGCTTGTTTTTCGTCAAGATTGAAAGTAGATAAAACATTAAAAAACCCTTGATACTGTTGAAAAGAACGTTGCAAATTTTCTTCAGTTTTTGCGATTGCGCCACCAGAGTCCATATACATATTTTGCGAGCTTGTAGATTGCCCCAAACCACCAGTCATGGTATAACCATAATTTTTTTGAATTTTTTCTTGGAATGATTTAACATCGAAAAAAGGCGTTTTAGTTTTATCGTCAATTCCTTTAACAGTTTTACTAAATTCTTGAATACTTTTTACTTGATTTGTTTTTTTTGTGAATTCGACAATAGCTTTCTGCATTTCTGCAACGCTACCACCAGTAGATTTAAATATATCACTCAAATCTTCTTGTTTAAGTTTTTCAAATAAATTTTGCAATTCATCGCTTGCTTTTATCTTCTCAAAAGGATCTTCAATTTTACTTAATGATTCTAATTTGTTTATATACGCTTCAGCAGTGGAAATCGTTTGTGAAGTTTTAGTTTTATAATTTTCAGCGGCAGCGGTTAAATCTTCAAGCGTAGTTTGTGAATCGTAAGCAGCTTTGCTGAAACCTATTAAAGCTCCAATTGCAGCACCCGCAGCCGATCCTAGTACAGGTATAAACGAACCTATTTCAGCACCAGTTGTTGCAGCAGTCAAAACTGAACTGCCAGCACTGGCAGCAAATCTTCTACCTTCACTCATCTCAAATCTTTGTTTATTTCCTTGTATCAAACTTTCTAGTTGTCCTCCGATCATTGAACCACCTAAGATACCAGCTATACCGCCTAATTTTGAACCTGCAAATTTGTCTGCTCTTTCACCCCTTGCTCCTAAAAATCTTTGAGCAAGTGATGGGGTGTTTTGCTGTGTATTTTGTTGCGGACTTTGTGTGTTTTGCGTGTTTTGTCGCTGCTGTTGGGCGGCTGCTGTACGTTGTGCGTTGGCATTTTGTTGCAAAGAAACGCCTAAAGCTCTATTGGCATCATTAACAATTCTGTTTGAACCTGTAGAAACTTCTAAACTTCTTGCATTTGTTCTGATTGTTTGTCTTAAAGCGTCTTGTTGTTGAGTGGTTAAATTTGTATTTCTAGCTAATTGAGATAAAGCTCTATTTAATTCAAGAAATTGAGTTCTCTGTTGACCTGATAAATTGTCGAATGCAGATCCCGTAGATTGCCTAACATCCAAAGTAGCAAAATTTGGAACATATCCTTTACTCATCAATCCAGCGTCCTTCTGTCCTCTCATCGAATCACTCAATGCATTGCTTAAACCACCATGATCAGCAATTGCGGAGCTAAATGTTGGCTGACTTTTATTTCTTATGTGAGGGAAAGGTTTACTATCAAATACGGCTTTATTGCCGCTCATGCTTTCTTCTAAGCCCATTACTGCTTGTTTATACGCAAAGTTAGGAATAAAACCTTTAGAAAATGAA